TGCCATGCCCAGAATGTAACCACAAACAAGAATTAAAGTGGCAACAAATAACATGGCTTGAAAATAAACCTGAATCAGCATCTTTGTCATGTAGTAATTGTGGAGCAATTATTCCTGAAAGTAAAAAACAATGGATGCTATTAAATGGTGAATGGGAAGCACAAGCCAAATCTAAGAAAGTTGGATTCCATATATCTGAGCTTTATTCACCCTTTAGAACATGGGTTGAACTAGTGGAAGATTTCTTAGAAGCCAAGAAGTCACCTGAATTATTACAAACATTCATTAACACAACATTGGGTGAATGTTGGGAGATTGAAAGAGGTGAAACTGTAGATTCTGAATTATTGATGTCACGATGTGAACAATACAACGATGAAACCATACCTGAAGAAGTCTTGGCAATTACAGCAGGTATCGACTTACAGCAAGATAGGTTGGAAGTACAAGTTATAGGCTGGTCGCACAATTATGAAGCATGGGTTTTAGAATATCAGATATTGTGGGGCAATCCTGCAACCCAAGAAGTCTGGCAAGACCTAGATGACTTCCTAAAGAAATCATACACAAGAGAAGATGGTCGCAAAATAAACATTAATGCAACTTGCATAGATAGTGGACACATGACAGACCAAGTCTATAGCTTCACTAGGGGTAAGAACCAACGCAGAATATTTGCCATTAAAGGTGCATCGCAATCTGGTAAACCTATTGCATCCAAACCTACTTTTGTCGGCAGAAGAAGAACTGCACTATATGTTGTGGGTGGTGATACTGCTAAAGATTTTATTCATGCCAGACTAACCGATAAAGACACCAATCTAATTCACTTCCCTAATACATTAGATGAAGAATATTTTAGACAACTTACAGCAGAGAAGAGAGTACCAAAAATCCATAAAGGGAAAACGACACTAATATGGAAACAAACAAGAGAGAGGAATGAAGCACTGGATACATTCGTCTATGCTTTAGCAGGTGCTTATATTCTACAACCAGACTTCGAAAGACTAGAAGCAACAGACCCAAAAGCAAAACAACAACAAAATATTCCAAAAAAACCATCTATAATCCAAGAAAGGCGAAGATTATACAGGAAGAATCCAAGAAACTTTGTAAATTCATGGAAAGAATAACTATAATTTAGGTTAAACTATTCCACATGGCGAACTTATTTGATAGAAGCAACTATCCAACCCAAGAACCAGATGAATTAGTCATAGGTGACAGATGGGCTTGGAGACGACCAGACCTCGCAGCAACTTACGACCCTGCTGATTATGCCCTCACTTATGAATACCACGAAGATAGTGGTGGTGGTGGCAGCCACAAGTTTGCTCTAACAGCAACAGAAACTACAGACGATTACATCATTGAAATCCCAAGTGCGACAACTGCTGCTTATGCCAATGGTGATTTTCATTGGTATGCATTTATCACTAGAACATCCGATTCAGAAAGAATCGCAGTTGATGATGGTTATGCCAAGATAGAGATTGATTTTACTGATACTAATGCCGACCACAGAAGCCATGCTAAGAAAGTATTGGATGCCATAGAAGCAACCATCGAAGGTCGTGCATCGCAAGACCAAATGAGTTACAGCATCGCTGGTAGGTCACTAGCAAGAATGTCCATAGATGATTTAATGACATTTCGCAATAGATATAGAGCAGAATATAATGAAGAATTGAAAAGATGGCGAGTTAAAAACAAACAAGATACAGGAAACACAATCAAAGTTAGGTTTTAAAAATGGCAATATGGGATAACTTCTTCAAAGGTCGTAAAAAGTCTGTAAGAAAATTCAGAAACTATAAAGCTACAGATTCAAGCAATCTTTTTGCTGATTGGATTAGTGGTTCAAGCAATGCTGATAGCAATATCAGATTTAATTTAAGAAAAATTAGAGACAGATGTCGTGAACAAGCCAGAAACAACGATTATGCTAAAAGATATCTACAATTATTGGTTACTAATGTCGTTGGACAGAATGGCATTAGGTTGCAATCAAAAGCTAGAAATGAAGATGGCAATTTAGACATTATTGGCAATCAAGTATTAGAAAATGAATGGAAGAAATGGGGCAAAAAGGGAAATTGCACAATAGATGGCAAATTATCATTTATAGATGCACAAAAATTATTTATTGAAACACTAGCAAGGGATGGTGAGGTCTTAATAAGACACATCACATCTAACAACCCATTAGACCCATATAGAATACAGTTTTTAGATGCTGATTATCTTGATGAGGAAGAAAATAAACTGCTAAACAATAACGAAGAAATAATAATGGGTGTTAAATTAGACAAATACAAAAGACCAGTTAGTTATTATCTATTTAAAGAACATCCACACAACAACTATCATGGTAAATACGACAGACAGCATATTGAAGTACCTGCTGGTGATGTTATTCATGCTTATCAAGCAGAAAGACCAGAACAAACTAGAGGTCTACCATTTATGACCACAGCATTAAACAGGCTACGAATGATAGATGGTTATGAGGAAGCTGAACTCGTTGCTGCTCGTGTTGGTGCATCTAAAATGGGTTTCTTTACTTCACCTGCTGGAGATGGCTATGTTGGTGAAGATACAGAGGATGGTTATACACCAATTATGAATGCAGAAGCAGGTACATTTGAACAATTACCAGATGGTATGGGCTTCCAATCTTTTGACCCACAACACCCAACATCAGGCTTTGACGCTTTCCATAAATCAGTATTAAGAGGTATCGCATCTGGTTTAGGTGTTTCTTATGTCTCACTGGCTAACAATCTTGAAGGTGTTAATTACTCATCTATAAGACAAGGCACATTAGAAGAAAGGGATAATTACAGAATATTACAAAGATTTATGATTGACCATTTCATTGAACCAGTATTTAACAAATGGTTATTACAAACCATGTCATTTAAGGATGGTTTTATGCTACCACCAGATAAATACAACAAATTCGCTGATAATATCCAATTTATCCCTAGAAGTTGGGGTTGGATTGACCCAGTTAAAGAAGTTAAGGCTAATGTTGATGGTTTAAATGCTGGTGTTGTCACCATGCAAGATGTACAAGCTAATTATGGTCGTGATGTCGAAGAATTATTTGAACAACATCAAAGAGAAGAAGAATTAGCTAAACAATACGATGTTAAAACTGCATATCAGCCATTCGGTGCACAAAAAATGCCAATAGATGCCGAAATACAAAGCGATGGTGATGAAGATGAGCAAGGGCAGTAAACCTAGACCAAAATCAGTGTCAAATGAAGAATTCAATCAGAATTGGGAAATGATTTTTGGCAAAAATATGGAAAATGCCAAGAAATACAAATGGAAAAAGACTAAAAATGGCAAGTTATAAACCCACAAAAGGCATGATTGTTGAAGCTCAGAAGGGCTTAGACTGGCGAAAAGAGCATGGCAGAGGTGGTACAGCAGTTGGTATCGCTAGGGCTAGAGACATTGTTAATGGTAAAAACCTATCGGAATCGACTGTAAAAAGGATGTATTCATTCTTCTCAAGGCATGAAGTAGATAAACAAGGCGAAGGATTCACCCCTGATGAAGATGGATTCCCTTCAAATGGTCGTATTGCATGGGCTTTATGGGGTGGCGATGCTGGTTTCACATGGTCTAAAGCAATAGTGGATAGACTTAAGAAAGAAGATGATGGTAGAATGGCAAGTAATATGAGTGATAATGTAGAAAGACACATTAAAGACATTCGTGAAACTGAGGATTCATATATCGTTGAATTTGGTAAATCTATGCCAGAGGAAAACGATGATGAAAGACCTTATGACCATGAAGATGAAGAAGAAAGAGCAGCTCCAGATGCATTAAGCGTAGGAGACTTTGTATCTTGGGATACTTCTGGTGGCAGAGCTAGAGGGGAAATAGAACAAATAGAAAGAGATGGCACTATTAATGTGCCTGATAGTGATTTCTCTGTAGAAGGCACAGAAGATGACCCTGCTGCTTTAATCAGAGTTTATCGTGGGGGAGAAGCTAGTGATACATTAGTTGGACACAGGTTTTCCACATTGACAAAGATAGACCCAATCAGAGGAGAGCATGATGAAGAGGATAGAAGCAAAGATGTTGCACAAGAAGCTGCAACAGAGGAAACAGAAAATAATCCACAAAGAGATAAGCAAGAATCAAGCAATGACGAAGCAATAAGATTTTATGCTGAAGAAAATCTACAAAGAGCATTTCAATTTGACAGAACAAAAATAGATGAAGATAACAGAACCATAATGATTGGTGTATCTTCTGAAGAACCAGTCGAAAGAAGATTCGGTTTAGAAGTTCTAGGACATAAAGAAAATGAAATAGATATGGCTTTCATGTCACAAGGCAGAAGCCCATTACTATTAGACCACGATGCTACCAAACAAATTGGTGTAGTCGAAGAATTTAATATCGACCACGAAAACAAAAGAACAGTTGCTAAAGTGCGATTCTCTAAAAATCAAATGGCTGATGAAGTCTATAGAGATGTACTAGATGGCATACGACAGAACATATCTGTTGGCTACCAAGTCAACAGTATGCAAAAAGAGGAAGAAGAGAGAGATGGTGTTCCCATCTATAGAGTTAATTCTTGGTCTCCTCTTGAAGTTTCTGCTGTTAGCATACCTGCAGACCAGTCAAGTCTTGTTGGGTTCGCTAGGAGTAAAGAAACACCCAAAATTGAAATTAATTCTAATAAGGAAATAAAAATGGAAAATGAAAATAAAACTCCAGAAGTTAATCCTAATGAATTGAGAGAACAATTTGCTAAAGAAGCAAAAGCTATTATTGACTTGGGTGTACAACACAACAAGAGAGACTTAGCTAATGAAGCTGTAGCAAAAGGAATTTCTCTACAACAATTCAGAGGACAACTTTTAGAGACAATCGCAAACGATAAGCCACTTGACTTACCATCAAGTGTTGATATGAATGAAACAGAGCAAAGAGAATATTCTCTTCTAAAAGCTGTTAGAGAAGCTGCTCATGGAAAACTATCTGGACTAGAAAGAGAGGTTTCTGATGAGATTGCACATAAAACAGGAAAAGAAGCTAGAGGTTTTTATATGCCAACAAATCTTAACTTCGGTCAAAGAGACCAAGTAGTAGGCACAAACTCTTCTGGTGGATTCCTAAAGCCAACTGAGCATTTAGGTTCAGAATTTATTTCTGCCCTTAAAGCCAAGCTGGTAATAGCACAAGCAGGAAGCAGATTTTTAGAGGGCTTAAAAGGGGACATAAATATACCGAAAATGTCTGCTGAAGTTTCTAATGTATCTTTTGTTTCTGAAAACAATGCACCAACTGAAGGTGCTGCAACATTCTCACAAGTTACTATGGCTCCAAAAACCCTAGCAGCTTATGTAGATGTTTCCAGAAAACTAATGATGCAATCAGACCCATCTGTTGAAGCAGTATTAAGAGACGATGTTATTAATTCTTTCGCAAGAAAGATTGATGAAGTAGCAATCGAAGGTGGGGGTTCAAATGAGCCTTCAGGTATTATTGCTTCTGTATCAGGTAATGTTGAAGCAATCGGTACTAATGGTGGTGCTATTGCTTATGATAATGTTGTTGACCTAGTAAGATTGGTTGAAGAAGATAATGCTCTATTAAACGAAGCATCTGCTTACTTTGTTGGGCATCCAAAAGTTACTGCAAAACTAAGAACTACATCTAAGCAAAGTTCTGGTGTTGAAGGTAACTTCATTCTTGAGCCAAACAATCAAATGCTTGGTTACAACTATCTTGCAACATCACTTGTACCATCTGATTTATCAAAAGGTACAGGTAGCAACCTATCAGCCCTAATATTTGGTGACTTTAGTCAATTATTAGTTGGTTTCTATAGTGGAGTCGATGTATTGGTTGACCCTTACACAGGTGGAAATGCTGGAACTACTCGCCTAAATTTCCTGCAAGACTGTGATATTGCAATCCGAAACGATGATAGCTTTGCTGTATGTAAAGATATTGATGTGAGCTAATTTTAAATTAGTGTGTATATGGGGCTACTTCGGTAGCCCTTTTTTTATGTATAATGGAAATATGAATAAAACAGTTAAATTCGTTTTCAATCAAACTGCCTACTATGGCAGCAAGAAATACCAATCTGGCGATGTTTTAGAAATCCCTGAAGCAGATGCTAAAGAATGGGAAAAATTAAGTTTTGGCAATCTCTATAAACCAAGAGGTGGCAAAAAGAAAAAGGAGAAGTAAATGAAAGTAGTAGCAACAAGAAAAGTATGTTATTCAGGCAAATGGTACAAAGCAGGTGAAGAGTTTGAATGTTCACAGGATGATTATGTCGGCTTAAAAGCAGCAGGTGTCGAAGAATACAAAGATAAAGAAGTTAAAAAATCAGATAAAGCAGCAAAAGAATATAAAACAAGATAATGGCATTAGAAACAGCACAGGACTTGCTTAATTTCTTTGATACTGAAACGCATGGCAAATCTGCTTCGGTATCTATAGATGGCACAAGTTCAACCATCCAAGTGATACTCAATAATGAGTATTTTGCTATTGCAGGTGAATCGGTTGATGTTGATGGTACACAACCTGTAGTTACTTGTCGTAGCTCCGATGTCACAGGGATTGATACCGATGACACCATAACGATAGATTCAGTGGCATACAACATTGTCAATATACAACCAGATGGTACAGGAGTAACAGTTTTAATACTGCAAGACCAATGATTTTATATACTGAAGAACAGCTTGATAAAGCATGGCAATACGATTGCAAGGTTAGGAACTCAGTTGGTGCTAACTGGATTCCCAGAGGAATGTATGAAAGATTGTTTGTGTATTATTTAGAATCTCTAGCGAATGGCGATGAATTCA